GCCTCGGAACTGGCGACCTTGCCCGCATGAACGGCGGGCGCGTCACCAAGGCCCTGCTCCAAAACAAGAAACTCCGTCGCGCACTCAAGCGCGTGGACGTGGACATGGACTCCGTAGCCGGTAAAATCAAGGAACTTCTCGATGCCAAATCACCGCTTAACCCCACTATGCCGGATAATTTCATTCAGCATAAAACGGTAGAGACGCTTATCCGGGTCATGGACGCGAACCCGCCTCAGAAGATTGAGGTCGATAAGTCCACGACTCAGCATATCGTCATAACGAACGAGGCGGCTACCCGCCTAGAAAACTATCAGAAGATGCGGGAATTAGCGAAGGATGCAGACACAGGCGTATATTCCGAAAGACCTTAAAAGCAGGGACGAGTGGCGAGTCGCTTGCCAAGACCTGTTCTTTTTCGAGATGAACGTCTGCGCCGAAGCGTTTGATGACAAGTTCCGCGACATGGGCGCAATCCACATGGAGATGTGCGACTTTCTGGACACGCGCAAAAGCCCATCCAAAAGCAAGTATCTGTCGGCCTTCCGAGGCTCGTTCAAGACAACGGTTATCCTTGGATACTTTGCATGGTTCCTGTGCATGAATCTAGCGCGGCGCAAGTCAAATTCCATTCTCTATAACACGGCCATTAAAGAGAACGCTTGGAACTTTCAGGCCGACCTGAAGCATCTCCTATTGGAGAACACGCTTCTCCAATGGATATTCCCCGAACTGCCAAAGGATGAGAAGTCATACGCGGCCATGACGAAGAACAGAATTGAGCATGGGCGCGTGCGGATGGACTTCAGTTCGATGGACTCAACGCAAGCCTCGCGCCACTACGCGGTTATTGTTAATGATGACTTGGAAAACGAGAAAAATTACCAGACAGAAGGCCAACGCCTAGACCTTATCAACGCCTTCATGTATCAGCAATCCGTCCTCACGAAAATCAAGAGCAAGGGCATCGGGCTTGATGTATTCGTCGGGACGCCCTACCACATTCAAGGGCTTACTTGGAAGGTGCGGAACGATAAGACCTATTCCCGACTAGAGATTCCATGTTTCAAGAATCATCGGCGCGACGAGGGGGTTACGTTCCCCGAGCGGTTTACCGTTGACGACTTCGATATCATTAAGTCTCGGCAGAATACTCAGGTGTTCAGTTCTCAATATGACCTCCGGCCCTTGAGCGAAGCCGATGCGCTTTGTCCAGAGTCGTGGCTTCAAAGATGGAACAGATTGCCTGACCCGGCATGGCGGTCGATGGTCGTGGACCCCGGCGGGGCGGACGGCGAGAAAGACCCCACGGGTATCAGCATCGTCGATAGCGATACCGCCGGGAATATGTACGTGGTCATGGCCGACGAGTTCTACTTGACGCCTATCGGTTTGATGGACAAGATAAACGAACTTAAAACATCTTACGCACCGGACGATATTCGCATAGAGAAGGAAAAGTACAGCACGACTATCGCGGATATCATGCAACATCGGTTCCCGCTGATGAACGTATCATTCGTCGAACACAAGGGCCGTAATAAAGAACAGCGGATATGGAGACTTCGCCAATGGTTCGAGGGCAAACGTATTTTCATCGGGCATAATCAAAAGACATTCGAGACGCAGTTACTTGAGTACCCGTCCGTCAACCACGACGACATCCTAGACTCGCTTGCATACCACATCGACATCCGGCGCGTACCGGACCCGTATGTTGTGCATCGGCTCCCATCCGGCAAGGAATGGAAGCCCGACGTCTCGGCGGAGTTTGAGGAAGAAATAAACGCTGTTATGGCCCGCGTCAAGGGCGTAGATGGCGCAAGGGAAAATGACCACATTTATTAGGAGACATGATGTTTAAAAGAAGCAAGGCTCGCATGGCCCTTCTAATCGACATGCAGGAAGAATTGATTCGCAAGATTGATGAACTAATTAAGGTTGAGCGCGAGTTTATCAATCACCTTGACGGATTTATGATGTTTGAAAAGCGCATGGAGCAGGAACGTCTCCGCTTTGATGTTCTTGAGGCGCAGGAAAAGAACATGACTAAGGGCGACATGAGGTATTAACGTGGCCGACGAAAAGAACTCTGTCCTCAAGAAAGACGAAGAAGAAAAATTCGTCGCATTTATTGATAAGCAGGTCAAAGAACATCCCGTCGTAAAGGAACATCATGCGCGATGGAAGGAACTGATTGCCTGGGAAAATGGAGAGCAATTTTCCGAATGGGATGATGTTTCTCGCACGATGAGACCCGTCGAACTCAAGGTCCGCAAGCGGCGCGTTGTCGTCAATCTTATGAAGCCACTCTGCGAGGCCATTGAGGGCAAGATTAATTTCGTATCCATGTATTCCGGCCTCCCGAACTCGTCCGACATGGAGGACATTGCCGCATCTAAAATCGCCACTAATCTTCTCGCGCATAACGACTACGTTAATAACAGCGAGAACCTTAACGAAGAACTTAAATATGACCTGATACGGACGGGCAACGCATGGCGCAAGTGGACTTGGGACACAGGCGCGTTCGGCTATATCAAGGGCGAGGGCGGCGACGGGAAAACCAAGGCGGTGAAACAGGCCGGAGAACTTATTGGCGCGGTTCCATCTGTCTTTAACATACGGCCTGACCCCACCGCCAAGACGCGGGATGATATGCGTTGGCTTATCGAACTTGCCGAAGTGCCCGAGGATTCTATCCTCGACAACTTCGACATCACCAAGGAACAACTGAAACAATCGACCGGGGATAGCGGCGGGGATTCGTCTAAGTATGTTGGCATGTACGAAAAGGAAAACGAGAAGGACAAGGACGAGCCCACCTACATCGTTAAGTATTACTGGGAAAAGTCTAGTAAGAAATACGAGAAGGGGCGGCATTTAATCGTCGTCGGGAAAATCGTGCTGTGGCGTGGCGAGAATCCCTGTCTTGGCGAAATCCCCTACTGGCACTACGGCTACAAGCGATACGGGAATAGCCTTTGGCATACGGGGCCGATGCACCATGTTCAGGATTTACAGCGTGACCATAACCGCTATAACTCGATTATCTCCGAAGAGGCCGAGGGCTGGCGTCCGAAGTTGGGCGTCGGGCCAGGTTCGATTATCAAGAACGGGGCCTATACCAAAGAGGGCCTAGAGATTGTCGAGATAGATTTCACGAAGGGTGAGCCAAAGGTTCTTGCGTCGCCGCAGGTATCCGCTCAGGTATTGGCACAGCGCGATTATCTGGCCGGGGCGATTAACACCGTCGCCAATGTACATGAGGTCAGTTATTCGCAGTTGCCGCAGTACGCGACCCGCGCTCCCGCTTCGCTCTACTCCATGATGCTCGAACAGGAGAACCTTAAAATCGACCCGATGATTAAGCGCATTAACAAGACGCTTATCGAGGAAGGCCGATTCAGACTCCGCATGATGGAAAAGTATTATAAGCAGGACAGGCTCGTTAAAATCGTGGGACGCGCAAATGAGGCGTCCATATCGTACTTCAAGGGGAGCGACCTGAAGGGGAACACGGACGTTAAGCTGAATATCGGCGTTAACATCCATCAGTCCAAGGTCGTACAGCAACGGCTTTTGCTCGAATTGAAGGGGCAGGGTGCGCCTATCGACTGGAACAAGATATTCAAACTCATTGGGGAGGGCGATATCGAACAGGAATTGAGGGGAGATATTGCCGACGAGACGCGGGCGCAGAGAGAGAATCAGCAGTTCATCTCGGGCGACTATAAGAAGAAGCGCGAGGAGGGCGGGGTATTCATCTACCCGCACGATAACCATGAACTTCACATGGATTATCATACGAATCTTGCCAAGACCGAGGAAGCGCAGAGATGGGACCAGGACAGATGGGACGCGCTTCAAACGCATATCATGGAGCATTTCAAGATTATCATGGTGCTGAAACAGGCGATGGCTCCGGGGGGCGGGATGAATCCGCAATCCACGGCCAACGCACAGGCCGGGACGCCGGGGACTACGCCACCGCCCGCGCCCGAGGCTGAGGAACAACAGACGCAATCACCCGAATCTTCCATGCAGGAAGAAGCGGTATCTATTTAACAAGGAGCATAAAACATTATGACGCAAGACCAAGCCCAAACTACGGGACAGTCTAAGACACCGGAAGTATCTTATTCGGATGGATTCAGTTCCAAGTGGGACGAGATGATGTCCATCGCCAAGGAGGGGGACGCCGCCGAGACTACG